GTAAAGATATTGAAAAATCAGCGTATTCATCTTCTCTAAACCACGATGAGAATACATGGGAGATATTAAACCAAGAAGTTTCTACTAATGGGTTTCAAACCTCAAACAAGAGAGAAGATTTAGATACAAAAATATCAGATAGACAACTGGTTCAACAACGGGGATATAATCCATTTTTAAGTTCCCATAACTACGCAGATGATGTTTCTATAAGCGACCAATTTTTAAAACCAGTTAATACTACTCAAGACCGAATTAAAACATCCACCCAATAATTTATTATTAATGAATGCTGTTTAAACACATTGTATGTAATAAACGATTAACAAAATACGCTAATAGGGTGTTACCTAATAATGCTATCGCATGTAAAACCAGCATGAAATCTAACTTCTTAATATTTTTAATACCAAGAATAACAACCGAAATAGCGGATGTTACAAACATGAAAAGGAAGAACATTGACAAAATTTGGAAATAAATGCACCACTCTTTATTCAAAGGCCCAAAATAAGTATTCATGAAATTTGACATATATATATTTACAATATATTATTTTTCTAAATTAATTATTATCTGTTGGAAACAACTTAAAAATTTTATTTAAATTACTCATAATGAGTTCTTCAACAAATTATACAACGCAAAATGAATTATTATTAAATAACTTAATGGAGTTTTACAAAAACGAGAATATCCTTACTAAAATGTTAAAAATTATTACAGGAGAATCTAAAATATCTCTTAGAATTGTCGACTGGTTCGCAACAAATTATGCCAAAAAATACTATACATTATATACAATTTCAGATAGTAGTAGACGTTTTAAAGTTTATTTTGATTATAAATTGAAACTAAAGGCTTACTCTAAAAAAAGGTTTGATCCTTTTTGTCGTTGGGAAAGAATAAGCATTCCTTATAAAGGCGAAACAAGTATTGAGACGACGATCGGACAACTAAACTTCTTTAAATGGGCTATAGAAAATGATGTAATAAAATACATCGAAGAAAACTATGATACTATAGAGAAGGACATGAACAATAGAAACAGCACATCTAAGCGTAAAGAAACTATAACAGATAATTCTAAAACAAGAAAGAAGAGAGAAGAATTATCCATTTCGGCAACTAAAAGTATTAAAAAGGAAGAGGTTGAAATCGTTGTCAAATTCAATTAGTTACATAAATAAAAATAATAAATTATATACAAAATTTTATTATTTAAAAATATTAGAAGAAGTACATAAATGGGAAATTCACAATCAAATATTAAAATCAATTATGAGGATATTCAGTATGTTATTAAAAACACGGAAACACATGTGCTAATAAATACTTTAAGCGATACGGAACAAGCATGTTTAATTCCTACTACAATTAATCCAAAAAAGGAAGAGGAACTAATTAATAGTTTTATACAAACCGGAAATAAACAAATAAAACTGGTTATTTATGGTAAAAATTGTAATGATGATAAGATGTATACAAAATATACTCAACTACGTAAACTCGGGTTTTACAATATTTATATGTATACTGGAGGTATGTTTGAATGGCTTACATTACAAGATATTTATGGAGATAAAGAATTTCCCACTACAAAAAAAGAACTAGATTTATTGCGTTACAAACCAGTAAAGGTTATGAACGTTCATTTATTGGAATACTAAAAGTATGTACTATTAATGTTTTTATCCTCATTTACGATTCTGTAATTCTACATAATCTTTTATTGCGATATTCGATAGCTCGTCTGCTCTCCCGTTTTTATTCCTATAAATATGACTAAAATATATCTCATCAAATTGACTTTGAAGCTCTTTTGATTTATTATATAAATGTAATAAGGTCTCCGACTTTACTTTATATGAGCCCGTCATTTGATTAATAACAAGCATACTATCCCCTTCCACCATTAGAATCTTAATATTCATTTTTATTGCTTGTTCTAATCCTAAAATTAATCCTGCGTATTCAGCATGATTATTTGTTATTTTTTCTCCAATAAATAAAGACGACGACCAGACTTCTTTAGATCCTTGGTAAATTACAGCACCTGCCCCAGCTAATCCTGGGTTACCTTTGCTACACCCATCAAATTGTAATCTAAATTCAATACATTTTACTGGGTGGACCTTATTAACTGAATTAAATTTGCAAATCATTTACATATTATAACTAAAATATTATTTAAGTTGTAAATTTTGTAAATACTCAATGTCAACTAACGCCTTTTTATGTAATAACGATGATTCATATAATGCGTAATCTGTTGTAAATAAATTATCACTTCGATACTTAAGTGTGCGATTGTCAAATAACGAAATCGCTCTTTTTACAGCTTCGTCATAAGTTAAATTCTCAACCATTAGACCATAAATTATACATCTATCTACATCATATGATGTTAATAAATCAGCTTCTCTAACAATATTATATGCTAATTGATATTCCTTTAGATCAGGGTACCCATTTTTTTTAACGGTTGAGTATGACATGGATGAAATTATCTTTGAGGAAATGTCTAAATCGGTTTCTGTCATAAATTCACACATATATTTTTTCATATTATCAACCCCCTTTTCTTGACTCATATACTTTTTGTCACACATATCGTGCAAAATTGCCGCAGAATAAATAATTTCTTTATGAGTTTCTAAATATGGAAATTTTTGAACCTCCGAATTGAGGATTTTATTCGTTGTATGAAAAACATCCATACTGTGTTTTAAAGCATGAGATTCGTCGATATTATATATTTTACTCGTTATTATCACGTAATTAAACGCGTGATTTACTATATTTGCTAAAGACAACAACATTATTTAATTGAAATAATATAATTCACAATTATGAATTCATTTTTATTTATTTAACGGTAAATAAATAAAATTGATTTTTTATACATGAGTAAATACATAAAACACACTAATAAAATGTCAATACACACAAGTGACCCCGATATGGAATACACCTATAAGCAGTTGTTTGAAGAAATGTGTGAGGAATTAGACAGACTAAAGGAGTTTGTCAAATCAACTACCCAATCGAAACCCGAGATTACTTTTGAAAATACGCCGCTCAACCTATTTAAAAAAATAATAGATGATGAATACAAAAAACAAGAGCTTCATAATAATTGGACTGGTAGTAATTATGACATAATTAATTTACTAAAAAACGATCATTCTGGAAAGACAGGAGAAAAAATGGTTAGCCAATTGTGTATTCACAACAATATAGATAGCAAATACGATGAGGATATAAATTCAAAAGATGGCACATATGATATAATGATACAGAACAAAAAAGTAGAAATAAAAACAGCAAGGGTTGGACTAAGTGGGTCTTTTCAACATGAAAATCTTCGAAATGGGGGCTCAGATTATTATTTATTCATAGACGTTACCCCACAATATTACTATCTTACCATTATCCCTCATTTTAATTTATCAGAAAAATGTACCGTTATGGAAAGAAAACCACATCTTAGAAAAGGAAGTGATAATGTTTATAAATTTGATTTTAGTGAGCCAAATGTTATAAAATCAACTCAAAAGGGGTTCACTATAAAAGTTGAGGACGCAACTACATTTGAGGAAATCGGAAATTTTATTAGAACCAAAATTACTTAAACAAATTATAAATTTGAGACGAACGTAAATTATACGCCGAATTAGTAGATAAAAACGCGATTTCATTCCAAATAATTTTTATGGCCTTCTCATGCATTTCTTGTTTATTATTATTGAAAACGACCCCATACCCTTTTTTTCCTGGCAAATTCTCAAAACTTGTATAATATTTCATATTTTCTTTTCCAAAACAGGTTGATGGTAAATATAAATCGCATTTGAGTAACATTTCCTTATTTCTCGTAGAAGATGATGTGCCTCCATCAGAAAGCGAGTAAACCTTTAAATTTGGGTTGTCTGTTTCATCCAAATCATAGGTTTCGTTCTTATGGTACTTAGACCAAATCTGAAATATAGTATTTATTTCTATTTCATTTTTATTCGGCTCGTAAAATTTCGTCTGTAGTTTCTCAGAGTGAATAAGATTAAACCCCTCAACTCTCTTTCTCGGAACACCTTTACCATCACTTTCAAATAACTGAGGTAATATAAAACATACATAATCTGCGAATTTATTTGAATGATTTATGAAACGTAATGCCATATGACCTCTTAGTCCAAATGGCGGATTCCCAAATACAACATATTTACGATTTTCTGTCGGTATCCAATCTAAATAATCTTGAGATATAATGTTGTTATTTTGTGGCTCTATATCAAACGCAATCGTTCTTTCGGGCGGTAAAACTTTTAGAAAACTGCCATCTCCCGCGGATGGTTCAATATACGTATAGTCAGTTTCAGTATCATTATAATTTTTAATCACATTATAAAAGGTGTCTTGGCAGTGTTTTGCGGTTACAACAGGAGTAAATAATTGGTCTTTTTCTTTTGAACTGTATTTGGAATAGTCAATTTTAACAGATAATAACTTTAATAAATCAAATTCATATGCTTTGGGTACGTTATTTAATTCTATCCATCGATTAATAGTACCGGCAGCCAAATTTAACGTTTTTGCTATTTGTTTTACATCGTGTTTTTTTAATACCTCGTTTAATATAGTTAGTGTTGGGGTTTTATTTTTATCTTTGGGGTTATTATTATTATCGGGGTTATTATTAGACTCTGTATTTGCCTCAATAAGTTTAATTAACTCGTGTTTACCTTTAGACTTATATTTTTTAATATGTAGTTCTTCACATCTAAGAAGTAACTGCGGTTTTGTTAGTTTTGATAATAGTGATTCCATTTATTATATTATGATAGTAACAACTATTTTATATAGTTATTTGGATTCAATTTTATTTAATAAAAAATTATTAAACAAAAATTATTAAACAAAATTATCGTGTTTTATTTTTATTTATCACTCTTTTATTTCTCCGTGTCTTTTTCCTATAAGATTTTTTTATAGCCTTTTTTGTAAGACGTTTTTTAGATCTTCTTTTCTTCGAACCACCAGTTCCTTTGCTTAATGGATATTTGTATTTTGGTTTATAATTTGCTTCTTCTTTTTCGTTTGGTGGTTTCCCTAATGTTTGTCCTTTTAATAATGTATTATATAACGCATCAATTTGTGATTGGGATAAGTATGGTTTATAAATATCATCAAATTTGTTTTTTAGTCCATAAAAAACGATTTTCCTTACAAAAGACCCAGAAAAGGAATCCGACGGCATTGATTCTATTGACAAATCTTCTAATTGATCTTTTGATAAGTTTTTATAGGTTGTCATTTCTGGTCTATCTGTTGCTTTTCCATCCATAGAACGAATATTGTCGTCTTTTAAATAATATGAGTTTGTTACACTATCAATTAAGCTTGCTCTGTCGTCGCCAACAAACATTATTAAATTAAGGTTTTTAATACCATTAAAATCCTTATAAATTATATCAGATAATGTTGAAAATGTTGTAGGTTGTCTAATTCCTGGTAGACTAGGAATATTAGAAACGCATCTACAAATAACAGATACATTAGTTCCTAGTTTCTCTTGTAGTTTAGCAACCATTAAATCAATTACTTCAGTCTTAAAACTCAACTCCGGTTCATTTGGATTTTTATCACAAGGAATAGGATCTTTACTACTGTTATTTGTTTTTGATAAAATTAAAAAAACTTTTGGTACATTTAATCTTACGGCTTCATTGATAAGATATGTAATAAGTGACAAATGTCCTGGCGTTGGAGGATTCATTCGTGCAATAGTAAAAATAATGGTATTCAAATTCTCGGGCGAACTCATCTAATTATATTATTAGATAATAAATTAATTATTAAAAGTCAATAAATGTCTTAACATTATTTATCCATTCCAGTAATTTGGAGTGGTTTTCGTATATGTCCACATTTCCATCAATAACTAGTTGGTTATCACAAACGCACGAACTAAAGTTTCTATCTAGCATTTCATTGTGATACTTATCGCAATTTATTAAATAATCTAAAGGTATATTACTTTCGCCAGTTCTTGAGCGTTTTACTATTCTATTATGACACGTTTCAGGCAAGGCCTTTACATATATAACCTTGTTAACAGGAAATTCAGAAGCAAATGTATCAAACCACTTTAAATATATTTTATAATTTATCATCTCAATATTATCAGATTCATATAACATTTTTGCGAATACCATTTTATCTGTAAATAAACTTCGTTCCGTAATAATAATCGAACTAGGATTCTTTTTAACGGCTTCTTTTAAAAGTGCGAGCCTTGATATGTAAGCCATCATTTGAAACGGAAATGAGTACGCTTTTTGGTTACTGTAAAACTTTTCTAACATGGTTAACCCATTTTCATCCGTGATTTTTTCCCATTCATCAACGGGTTCTTTCAAAAATACAATATCAGTTCTATCTTTCAATGTTTCACGCAAATTGGAAAGCAATGTTGACTTTCCCGAGCCAATATTACCTTCAATAGAAACGATATTATATCCAGTATTCATTTGTAGTATGTTAATTATAACACCAATTTATCTAAATTATTTAGTTTCAATTTTAAAAAAAATTGAGTTTTTAAATCAATTTAAAGAGTATCGCATATTACTTATACAAAACCCAACAATGGATCTTAAACAAAGAAAGCTTAATAGGTCTGAATGGGAATCTATTGAGGTTCCGGTTTCAAAGTCTGAAATAGATGTGCTCAAACTTATTATTGATGGATATCATAATGTGAATATCAGAGTAAATACAAATAAATCTATCTTTACATTCTTAAAAATAGATTATACTACAAAAATGGAGGAGTATTTATACAATAAATACTTGCGTGAACGAGTAAATAAAATCGAAGGACAGATTATTTTAATAAATCCTAATTATAAAAAGATTGAAGTTGATGGAATTATTAAATTGAATTCAATTGATAGAGTTCGTTTAGAAAGGAACGATGAGACCGCCATTAAAAAAGAAAACATTTATGAATTCTTACTTCTCGTTCACATTGAAAAAATTTTACAATACAAAAATAACAATGAAAAACTATTTACATTTCATTATTTTACAATCTGTAAACTAATTAAAAATAACATTCATCTGTTAAATAGTCATATTATTCATTTTACAAATAAAGTGATTGAAATATTTGCGGACGAGATTGAATTGAGTGTTATAATTGAAAACGGTGTTGATTTTATCGAGAAAAACGAAGGCCTGCTTAAATACGGTGATATGGTTTTATACGAGCACCAGAAAGAGATCTTCACTGTGTGCAAAAACAGTAACTCTAAATTGGTATTGTATATGGCACCTACTGGTACTGGAAAAACGATGTCCCCCATCGCTTTGTCAGAAAAACATAAAATAATATTTGTATGTGCGGCAAGACATGTTGGATTGGCACTAGCAAAGGCTTCTATTTCAGTTGGTAAAAAAATTGCGTTTGCGTTTGGCTGTGCTAGCGCAGATGATATCAGACTACACTATTTTGCTGCGAAGGAATATACTACTAATAAGCGTACAGGTGGGATAAAAAAGGTTGATAATAGTGCTGGAGAAAATGTTGAAATTATAATTTGTGATATAAAATCATACTTACCTGCCATGTATTACATGCTGGCCTTTAACGAAAAGGAAAATATTATTACATATTGGGACGAGCCAACTATTACTCTTGATTATAAAGAACACGATTTTCATAAAATTATCAGACAAAATTGGAAAAAAAATATTATTCCTAACGTGGTATTGTCTTCGGCTACTTTACCAAAGTTAAATGAACTAGCGGAAACTATTCCAGATTTTAAGAACAAATTTCCAGGCTCGGAAATCTATAATATTGTAAGTCACGATTGTAAGAAATCGATTCCTATTTTGAATAAAGATGGGTATGTAGTACTGCCTCATTATCTAAGCGATAATTATGAGGAAATCCGAAAAATCGCAACACATTGTGATAACTATCTTACATTACTTCGATATTTTGATTTGAAGGAAGTAGTTGAGTTCATTAGCTATGTAAATAAAAAGAATATGTCAAATAATAAAATGATATTGGGTAGGCATTTTGAATCGTTTAACGATATTAATATGAAAACTATAAAAGTGTACTATGTTAAACTACTACAAAACATTGAACCAGTCCATTGGAATACTATTTATTCCCATTTCATCAGAACAAGGACGCCTAGAATTGTTACGAATGAAACGGTTGACCCAAAGGGTTGCAAAATTATAAAATCTAGAAGTGTTGGACCTGGCCTAAATGTATTTGGCCTTGATAAAACTACAGAACTATCAGGAACTCCTTTAACGCGATTAGCTAGCGAACAAGTTTTAAGTTCTTCCAATACAAATCAAAAACCGGTTGGAACATCTGGAGCGTATATTACTACGAAAGATTCGTATACGCTAACAGATGGGCCTACGATCTTCATTTCAGATGAGGTAGAGAAAATTGCCAAATTTTGTATTCAACAGGCCAATATACCATCTTTGGTTATGGATGAAATTATGAGAAAGATTGACTTTAATAATGTGTTAAACACAAAATTGGCATTATTAGAAACTGATTTGGAACAAACTAAAGAACGGGCTGAGAATTCTGTCAAAAATGAGGTAAATGTGAAGAATCAAGGTAGCATTGTTAGCGGAAGAAATAAATCCTCAAAAGATATTAAAAAGTTTAATAGGGAGGCGTCGGGAGATGATATTGCGAGCAAAAGTAGTATTTCTAAGCTTGCTGCTGAAATTACATCATTAAGGTCGATGATTAAAAGCGCAACATTAAATGATACATTTGTGCCTAATAAGTCTCGACACATAAAAAAATGGTGCGATGGATTAGATACAACGGGTGCGTTCACGAGTGATATTGATGAGCGTATTATTAGCGAGATTATGTCATTAAATGGAATTAATGATAGTTGGAAGGTATTGTTGATGATGGGTATAGGTGTGTTTATTAACCATGATAATATTAGATATACGGAAATTATGAAAAATTTGGCTGACGAACAAAAGCTGTATTTAATTATCGCGTCAAGTGATTATATTTATGGAACGAACTACCAGTTCTGTCATGGATATTTGAGTAAAGACTTAAATTTGACACAAGAAAAAATTATTCAGGCAATGGGTAGAATTGGTAGAAATAATATTCAACAAACATATACATTGCGTTTCAGAGACGACCAACAAATTTTGAAACTATTTACATCTGAAACAGAGAAACCTGAAATTATAAATATGAATAGATTGTTTAATACGCGTAAGGTTATATGGGAGAATTCTCAGTATGTTGAAATCGAAGACGATATTGAAGACGTCTCTGATATTGATGAAGAAAAAGAAGAAGCAGAATATATTGCAGATTATGATGTGGAGGAATACTAATGAATAGAAGTAGTAGTATTTTAACGGATTTATTGTTTATATAAATATTATATAAAGCAATTACCACAAATTATTATACATAAATGAAACAATTTATAAAAGTATTAAAACAAATATATCATCCAGTATTAACACCACTATTAATTGGAGCTAATTTACCATATTTAATAGAAGAAAAGAAATATGAGACAATTCCATTAGTTATTATTTTTCCAATAAGTTACACTGGTTATATTTGTGCGAAGAATGCTTACCAATTTTATAAACGTAAATTAGATGAAACTGAAATTGAAAAGCCGTAATTAGTCAAGTTTATCTTATACACATTTTAATTTGCTTCCTATTTCCTTAAAATAAAATCCGTTATACGGTACATTTTTAGTTAACGCTTTTGACAATGTTTTATCGCTCATCAACAGGGTTTTAATACAATCGTATTTACATGCGAATTCTCTTATTAAATTATTTTGTAAATTATATTGTCCTACTCCGTTTTTGTATAATAAGGGTAATCCATTTATTTTTTCTTCGAATTCTTCTCTAAACATTAAATCACAATCAGTATATATTTTATAATAATACCCTTGCGATAAAGTACACTTTTTAACAGGTATGTCTAATGCTGAAATGGATTCGTAACCGTTAAAATGGGCGGCCGTTTTTCTATCTAAAAAAACGTTAATAATTTTCGTTTGCTCCTTGTTTATTTGAGCTATATAACCTAAATTTTGGGCTTTTGTTTGTTTCGTTGGAGTAATATTGTGAATAATGTTAGGGTCCAGCTCTCTGTCTACTAGAAGCCACCTATATCCGCAATAAATCGTATTTTCAACAATAGCTTTATTAACACTTGGTCTTTTGATATTAGAATCTTCTTTCATCACTTCTGAAACAGACTCGTATACTTTAATTAATAGCATTGTTTCTGGATTTATTTTTTGTAGTCTAGGTCCGACAGTTAGCAGCGGTTCGCTAAAACCAGTTACCAATTTAGGTTCATGAGAATTAAGTTTGTTTAATATTTCTTTATTTGATTTTTCAATAACATCAACTTTATGAGATAAATCTTTAATTGTTTTGATTAATTCTTGTATTAATACGTTGTCATTGTTAGTTGTTTTCATTTCCAGCATTAGTTTTAGTTGTTCGTTTTCAAGCTCTAATTTACTATTGTCATTATTATTGAAATACTTAATATTATTGGTTACAATATTTATTAATGTTTGATAAGAGAGATTTTTGCCAATTAAAAATAGTTCTAACTCTGTTTCGTGTCCTTGAAGGTTTTTTACTTTATTAGGTCTTATCAAATCGTGTTCTTTTATAAATGTTTCAAAATCTTTACTTTTATTAACGGCAAAGCAATCCAATAATAAACACTCTTCGTATTTACTTTTGTGTTCCTTATACCTATCTGTAATACCTCTGCGACTTTCTCCAACTTTTATAACGTATTGAGTATTCTCATACGTTTTTACTTTAATAACATAAAAAACAGCACCAATTGTTCCGTATTCTTTTAATAATATTTTCTCTCTTTCTATTACTTTTTGTTTCTCTAATTTGGTTTCGTATTCTTGTTTCTTTTTGTCTTCCAATTGTAATAGTTGTTTTTGTAAATCATATACACCATTTAATCTTAACTCTTTTATTACTTCACATACCCAATTCTGAAATTTCTCGGCAATTGGTTTTCTTGATTTAAATAACACCTTATATAGACCTTTTTCAGTAAGAAATGTTATTGATTGTTTACGTCCAGTGGTGTCACTAGTAGTTACAGCATCTTTTTCTGTGTTATCATAATCTTTTATAGTTTGCCTGATATTATTAAAACCCAATATGTCACCAATATCACTAGCTCTAAATAAAGGTTTTTCTATTGTCCCTTTAATAGTAATATTCGCATGAAGTTCATTATTATTGAATGCTTTCACTATTTCCATGGTGTATAAAGACTATATACAACACTTTAAGTTGTTTAATACATTATATATTTAAAAGGGTGTAAATAGTATGGACATCCTTTGCTTTTTGCTTTAATAATTAAAAAGGGATGTTTAATTATTAATATATATATATATAAATAGGTGAGACGATACACCGTAACACAATATTTAATTGGAGTATGCGAGACCACCCATACCGCTCATGATACGAAGAACGTTGTAGTTGGTGGCATAAACACGGACCTTGGCAGTTTTTGTTCCCTCAACTGTTGCGTTTGAGAGCACAAGTTGCAGTGTGGCGTTATCAATTCGTGAGAAATTGCACGTGCCTGAGGGCTGGTGTTCTTCGGGTCTCAAGGCGAATGAGTACACGTTAATACCTTCATCAGGGGATCTGGTGTGGGCCTGGTAAGGTTGGACCCACGAGAAGTAGGATCCTTCACGCTCTGAGAAGCGGTCTTGGCCGTTAAGCTGGAGCTTGGCAGTGACAACGGGGTTCTGGCCCCAGCAGTGCATGTCGATGGAGGTCTCGGAAAGAACGAATGTGCCGGCGTCAGAGACACCAGAGTTTTCGTTGTGACTTCCAACAGGAACAGTGCCATCGGGAAGAGGAACATTAGGGCCTCCGAAGTTCACCTCGTTGTAGGGATTCGAGGGTCCGTTCCAGTATCCAGTGTAACCGGCAGGTGTGTACTCATCCATCGCACCAGCGTCGTTGAAGAGTCCACGAGCATCGATGTACGCGCGGGAATCAGCGGCAACAGATTGGGGACCTCCGAAGGCATGGATAGCATTGGGAAGAGCATCAATCGCATCAGTGTAGTTGAAGGGTTGGGCGCCGAGAACCTTGAAAAGGAGAGCATCGCAAGTCAAGGAAGAGCAGTAGTCGACGTTTTGATCGGGTTGGACGACCCAAATGAGCTCCTTAACGGGGTGGTTGAAGTTGAGCTTGATCTTGTTACTCGAGGAACCAACAGACTCATCACCTGTGAATTGGAGTTGGGAAATCAAGTATTCGTGGGGGTTTTGTGCCATTCTGCGACGTTCATCAGTATCCAAAAACACGTAGTCAACGTAAAGGGAAGCAGCGACAAGCGATTGGTTGTATGCGATGGTGGCGGGGACAGGGCGTCCGACGGAGTATTGACCGGCAGAAGCAGGGCTTGAGTAAGGATTTGTGTTGCAGTTCAAGGTGGTGACAGCCCACAAGCACTCATCAATAGGTCGGATATCAAGGTTAATCTTGACCTCGTGGTATTGGAGAGCAATCAAAGGAAGGGCAAGACCAGGGTTGGTGCAGAACCAGAATTGAAGAGGAACGTAAAGGGTTGTCTCGGGAAGAGCGTTACGGGGGGCGCAAACTTGGCGGGGAGCCAAGGAGTCACAAGGAGACTCGACATCAGAGAAAGAGGGGTCGGTGATGAAGGTTAGTTGGGTTGTGTTACCAATCATCTTGAAGTAACCGCGTTGTTGTTCGGCGGTCATGGTAAGTTGGTTCCAGATGTGCATCCAGTCACCGTATTGACGGTCGATTCGTTGACCTCCAATTTCGACTTCAACTTGGGCGATGAGCTGTTCACCGGGGAAATCTAACCAACGGGCATAAACTCCGGTGTTTTGGCCGGTCGAGTAGCTTCCAAGACCCATAAGTTGGTTGATCTCAGGAAGTGTGACTTGAAGATAGGTGCGGTAAGCCAAGTCACCGTTTCTACTGATGACACATTGGACTCGACGTCCGAAATCGGCCTGTCCGTTGAATGTTTGTTCGATTGATTCAATAGCAAAGTTGGTATATCTGCGATAAGTAACTTTCCAGAAAGTAATTTGAGGATTACCAGTTAGGTAAACATCTTGAGCGCCATAAGCTACGAGTTGCATTAATCCACCTCCCATTATTATATTATTGCTAAAGAAAAAAATTTTTTGAATTTAAATTTAATTAAAATATTTAAATAATTAAAAATATTTTAATTCCCTTAAAAATCTAATCTATAATTTTATTTAAATCCAAGTTGGTCTTCATAAATTTTAATAAGTATGAATTATCGATAATTTCTTTTTTGTTTTCATGATTTTTGGTAAAAACATATGAATCGTTTCTTTTTTTTACAGTCCATCCCTGTTCTATTGAATTGAATAGCAACAACATTTTTTGAAATTTTATGGCGTCTACTTTTAAATTGGAATTTTCTAAATCTTTTAAAGATTCTAAATTAATTTTGAGGTCCATATCTACTTAAAAAAAAGAAAACTATTGGGTGTTTTAAACTAAAATTAATTTAATGTGCCTGTTAATTGCTTTCTATAATATCTCGAATAATGTATTTGGTCGTCGTCCTTTAATTTATTTAAAGTTGTTTTCACAATAGCTCCATCATTATCAGAGTAATAAATATTATTTATTTTATAACCTTTTTGTTGCGGTATAACACTCATGTTTTTTATACAATTAAAACAAGGTTTGCTGTCCTGCAGCCTGTTTTGTTTTGAAAATCGTACAACCAACATATTTATAGACTCTAATTTTTTTTTACATTTTAATGGTTTTAATTTTAATAAAGCACTGTGTTCGGCGTGTATACCAGGGGTTTTACCATCGATATCGCCTACTTGATTTATACCCGTACTCAATACATTAGCGTTCTTTCCCTTTTATGACGCACGCGATATGATTATAATTACCATTTCCACAAGTACACGTTTTAATTGTATTTTTACCATTCTCGTAATTCTCAATATCACTATTAGATGGTAAACAAAAACGCTTTAAGAACATATTATCTAAAATTGAGAAATACATTCTTGTATAATTAAGTATAAGTTATTTATATTTATATTGTAATAAAACATTTCAATTTTTTTGTTAATAAAAACTAATATATTATATATTTTGTTTGTATTGTTTATTAAATAAATGATTTATAATTATGATAGAAAGACTTCTATGCCGACTTTTAAACCAAAATCAAATAAAAAGATAAAATATAATAAAAAGGCAGCTATAACTCTTGATGGTAAGCATAAAGAATTTTTAAACACATTCTCTAAAGAAGAAACGAATATAATACCAGAATTAAAATTAGAAAAATATACTTTAAGAAATAACCTACGCAGTTGTAATGATAGTTTGACCATAGAACAAAAAATGGATATACAAGACCGAATAGAAGAAATCAAAAAGGAAATAACAGATTTAAAAAATAGGAAGAGAGAATATTTTTTAGACAATTCAAAGTTTATTTTTGATTATTTTGAGAACAAAAAAAATATCTCTGAAGGGGGCGAATCAACAAGTGTTTCTGATAAAAACAAAATACTTAATTGCTTTTTTAAAATTAAAGAAGAACCAAATGATGATATAACGAATCAAATAAATCAACGTAAAAATTGTAACATAGTTCAAAAATATTTGAGTAATATTGATGATACATTTTTAGATGTGAATACATTTATTTGTCAAACGGACATTTGTAAGTATTGCAACAAGGGCGAATTAATACCCCTAGAAGATGAAGGGATTTTAATATGTAACACTTGTTCAAGAAGCATACCATATTTAATAGAAAATGAGAAACCTTCTTATAAAGAACCTCCAAAAGAGGTTTGCTTTTATGCGTACAAAAAAATAAACCATTTTAAAGAAATACTGGCCCAATTCCAGGGAAAAGAGACAACTCAAATTCCACCCGAAGTGATAGAAAATATTAAATTACAAATAAAAAAGGAGAGAATTGACTTGACACAGATTACAAACAATAAAACAAAGGAAATTCTTAAAAAGTTGGGCTATAATAAATACTACGAACATATACCATTTATTAAAGATAAGTTGGGGATTAAACCTCCTATTATGTCTCAAGAACTAGAGGAAACGCTGTGTAACCTTTTTATTGAACTTCAATCTCCTTATTCGAAATTTTGTCCCGACGACCGTGTGAATTTTTTAAATTATTATTATACCGCATATAAATTATGTGAACTGCTAGGAGAAGATAATTATTTGCCTTTCTTCCCTATGCTCAAAGATAAGGAAAAAAGAATAGAACAAGACACTATTTGGAAAAAAATTTGTGAAGAGCTGGATTGGGAATTTATACATACATTATAATTTCTCTTCATTATTTGTAAACTCCCCGAAAATATTATTAACTCCTATAAGTCTTGCTTGTATGGCATCCTCTTTATTTTCGAAAGAACCAAAACAAATGGATTTTCCATTAATTCTTGTTCTAGCTTGCCATTTGTTATATTTTTTATCAAATACAACCCCTTTATATCCAGAAGTATTGTTTGAATAGATAGTTTTATTTCTATTGTTTTCTTGGCGCGTAGCCCATCTTAAATTCTTAACAAAATTATGTTGTTTATCATTATCTATATGGTCTATAAATTCTTTATTGTCTAAATTTTCAATAAAATGAATGGCAACTAATCTATGTATTTTAAAATCTTTTCGTTTACCCTCTTTACATAAACTGAGATAGTTATAATCATCTCTTTTATTCACACAATTTTTTAAAATTCTTCCAGTGTTTTTATTTCTAACATTTCCAAAGTTACTTATTTGATAAGTATTTTCATAATCAATTATATCTTTGTATTCTTCTACTATCTCGCCCATTTAAATATAACTACCTATAATGGTTTATATTTAAATCAATTTTAATTTATTAAGGTTTATAAGGGTTTATAAGGGCTCAACTGTAAAAGATTTGTGTTATATATGGAAAAATTCGGGTCCTTACAATTGGAACCAACATTTTGTCCTCCATTTTGTTTAGAATCATAACTCAAATTCGGGTTAAAATCCGAATCCCTTAAATTATCAACGTTACCTCCTCGCTTATTTTTACGCGTTTTATTTTTACGTAGTTTTCTTTTAGTCTTTTTAGATTTACGGGTAATTCGTTTTTTGGTTTTGGTTTTTGTTCGTTTCGTTTTTCTTCTTTTATTGCCTCCAAAAGAGGGTGACAATCCGGTAGGGGTTTTAGTATAATACTTATTAGCATCATCATATTGAAAATAATCCAAAATATTACATTTTTTAAATCCCTTGAAAATTTTTGACGGGGGAATATCAAAATATGTTGTATCATATGGACCGCCGCAATTGACTCGCGACAAAACTAAAATGCCGGAATCGGCTAACATTTCGCTTACATACTGAAATTCAACAAACATATGTGGACATGTGTTTTGAATAATAACCGAATACGTTTTTTTGTGGTTTTCTAAAAACGTGTTAAGCTTATCGGTTTCAACATCATTATTGTCTATCTTCTCTACATTTATGTCGAAATCTACCTCGTCTCCATCTTGTTTTTCAGTATCCGCAAGATAGGCTAAATATTCTAATGTATAATTATCAATATTTAAATATTCTTCTATATATTTTTTTATTTTAGGTACGAGCAAATTTTGTACTAAATCTCCATTACTCTCATCACACAGACCTTCTTTTCGTTGACACATTACCAATATTTTTTTTGGAACAGTTTCGCTTGTGAAACTCGACATACACTATAATAAAACCGGAGAAATAATAAATAAAAATAACATCTTGGACCATGAAACGATGGGGATGTTTTTATGTTTGAGCCTGTCTTTTACCATAATATATTCATATTAAATATATTATGTGAATTTGTTATAAATTTGTTATAAATTTGTTATAAATAGTTTAAACTATTGTTTCCATGTTACGTCTTAAAGCCCTCCGGGGAATCCTACCAAATTCGCGCCGATACCGAATCCAGCACCAGATCGGGCACCTACACCCATGGAAGGAACGTAAGTATCAAGGATACTAAATGTGGCGGCGGCAGTCAAAGCAATCAACACAATTTCCTCAACATTCAAGGAACGTTTAGGGATGGCATAAGCAGCAATGGCCACCATTAAACCTTCAACAAGGTACTTAATGATTCTCTTGACAAGTTCAGCAACGTTAATCAAACCGTTCATTATATTAAATATTAAGAAAAAAATATATATTTTGCGATAAAAAACTTAAAATTAAATCATTAAAAATAGTAAATGGATCACTCTAAAGAAACCCCCGCCAAAAAGACTTCTGGTTTTGAAAGAAAAACCGTAAATGGTAAGAATAATTCTAAATATGTGGATTTGTTGGAAGAAGATAAACCTCTCGCGGGACAAAAGTTTGTGTGTGTTTCTTTTGTTTCTCCAGAAACTATTCTTAAACAAAAACAACTTTTCTTTTTTCAGGAATTCCTAAAGAAGTGGGATTTTAATAAATCAATGGAAAAGTTCGTTCAGTTTTTGAACTTTCTTTCGTTTAAGTACAATATGTCGTTTGATGATATTACAAATGACTTTAAGGACTTTGTAAAAGACGAGAAGGACCTAATTGCTAAAAGTAATATGGATGATGATTATAAAACATTTATTGATAACCACGAGGAAGAACTCGAAAAACAATTTGGAATCTCACATGGTTTCCAAACTAGCACGCGTGGGTTAAAAATTCGCGGCTCGTATCCAACAATGGAAGAGGCAGAACTAAGATGTAAAATGTTGCGAGAGGTTGACCCAAATCATGATATTCTTGTCGGACCTGTAGGTATGTGGATGCCGTGGGAACCCGAGGCTTACAAAACGGGTCGTGTGGAGTATATGGAAGAGGAACTCAATCAATTGATGCATGAGAAGACTAAAAATGAAGCAAATGCTAAATCTTCTTTCGACCAACGTGTCAAGGAAACAAAACAAAAGGCAATCGAGGAAAATATTAAGAATGCCGAAAAGTCAGGTAACGCTTTAACACAAACAATTGACAAACAAGGAAACCTTATAGGTGTGAATAATGCGAATACCCAAGAGTTTGGTCTTAAGGAGAAGGAAAATATTTCATCTGCGGACATTTGTATGGAATTGTTCGAAGGTGATAATATTGTGGTTGGTAAGACAGATAATGGACGAAGTGAATTAGTTAGCGGGCCTTTTGCCAATAAAAAAACAGATTAATAAAAAATTGATTTACTTTCATATTTTAATATAAATGACATTATATTAAAATGAATAACAATTTAGATAAGATAAATGATATTTATTATACATCTATAGTATTAAATAATGAATTTAAAGAATTGATATATAAGCAAATTAAATACGCGCAAAATGTATTTCACACTCACTATCTTCCAAATCTTACGGTATATTCGTGTTATCACGCGCCATTGGAAACATATTTTAAGCAAAAATACAATAAATCTCCAACTAAACCAGACAAATTGGCATTTTTATTATTATTAACATATCCAGTTGATATAGTACGAAATTTTAACTCTGTTAGAGATATAAAACTAGCGTTTACGACTGAACAAAGTGATTTTCAAATTTGTGGTGAAAAAAAAATAACAAAAGATAATATGAATGATTATCACAATGAGGATTTTGATGGTGAAATTGAAAATACATGTATCTGTTCAAAAGGAATTCGAAATATATTTATTATTCAAAACAAATATAATAATATTACTGTTCAAGTTGGATGTGATTGTATTGAAAAAAATGGGTTGGTTAGTCCAGAAGAAATTAAAAAATATAAAAAAAAGATTGAAATATTACATGAACGTGAAAAAGAAAGAATTGAAAATAAACCTGAAGGGTTCTATGAAAATTTGAGACAGGAAGATAAAAAGTCAAAGGTAGAACTTAAAAATATTAAAAAAGAAAACAAACTAATGATGGAAGAGGACAAATTATCAAAAAAGACCGAAAAACTTATTAATGATGAATTAAAAAGATTAAATAAGAAAATACCAGGTAGCTATTTGAGTAAAAAATGCTATTTTTGTAAATCAGATACGATTTTCAAAAATACAGAAAAACTTTTATTGTGTTCTAAGTGTTGTCCTTCACACCAAAAACATATAAAACAACGATTTATTGAGAGTATACAAAATATCAGAGAGTGTACGAAGTGTAAACATCATTTTGTAAATAAAGGAATATTTGTCAAGTTATGCGATACGTGTTATAAACTAAAAGAATGTGTAAGCTGCGAGAAAGATTTTACTGGTCAACATGATTTATGTTTGGAATGCGAAAAAGTATTTATAATAAAAAAATGCCAATTATGTCAGTCCGACTTTATTGATCCCCATAAAAGTAACGATTTATATTGCGACGAATGTGATAAAAACTTAATAAAATGTATCGACTGTGAAAGAGATATATTAAAAAAATCACGCAATGATACTAGATGTTACACTTGTTGTATTAGATTTGTTGATAAAATAACTGTAAATTCGTGTGAGTATTGTGACGATGAATTCGAAGTAAAAGAAAGTGAAAAATGGAAAACATGTTGTAGTGAGTGTTATTTTGATAATAGAAAATTAGAAACATGTCAAGATTGTGACGAATATTTTAAAAAGATGAAGAATGAAACTTGGAGAACACGTTGCGGTCCTTGTTACTACAAAAATAAAAACAAAAATATTGGTATAACTTGTTAGCTTTCGCAATAAAAACAGATTAAACAACACTATAATAATAATCATTTACTATATTTTTATTTTTTACATATCTACTCATTTTAGCAGCAGACATATTTTCTGCTTCTGATGCTTTTACAATCGTATCCCATGTTGCCAAAAGTGCGTTTGTTTCTTTTTCTCTCTTAAACACTTTTTTACCAGTTGATGAAACAAGCTTTGGTTTGATATCAGATTGTTTTATTGCTAATCCATAATATCCCTCGTTATTTCCCTCATCAGTCCATACAGTCGCTTTAAGCGCATAAGGCGATGAATTTAAATATTCTTTAATTTCTTTTATATCATTGTCTGTCAATTCTTTACCAACTGAAACCTTCCATTTTTGGTATTCCCTCAATAACACAGAATTTAAAACCTTTCCACAATCAGAAAATTTACATACTTGAAATATAAACGTTTCAACGGTGGAATTTGATTGATGTTTTACATATTCTACAGCCTTTAATTTTATACCTAAGTATCCGTGGTTGCGTTGGATACGCTTTGGTTTGAATCTTGTATCCAAATAATTTTTTAATGCGTGAAATACTTCTTTTGTAGGTTTCACTTGGCTCCACAATCGATATCGTCCTTCTATATTGACCGATAGTTCTTCTACATCTGGACGAACAATACAAACACTATTTGCGAATTCATTGAATTTTTTATTCATTTCATCTTCAGGTAATAATACATTTTGATACACTGAAACGTTGTCGTGCTTTGTGGATGCAATGATTTTTTGTAGGTTTTCCAGAGTCTCTTTCAAGTGATTTATTTCAACAGCTTGTTTTTCTATTAAAAATTCGTGCGTTTTTATTTGTTGGGTTAATTTTCTATTCTCATTTTCTAAATCCTCATTTTCTTTCATTATTCTATTAAAATTGTCTATGCTATATGTTTTAGAATGAATAATATCTTTGATGTGTTTAGATAATTTTTCAATCGTAAAATTAGTGGCATCATAGGCAATTATTTCAGTTTTATTTTTGCCATTAATTTCTATGCTGCGAATTTGTCTTTTTATTTTAGGATAATTTTTTATTAGATTTTCTATCTCTACTTTATTTTGAACTCTAAAAGCATTAACTAAAACAAAATTGTTGTATTTTTTACGATGGTCTACTAGTCTAGTTGATAAGTCATTTGTATGACCGAATTTAATTAATTTTTCTCCAGATTCAGTTGTATTATCAATCGTGCCAAAATAAATACATTCGGTGTTTACTGGGAATTGAACGACGATTGCTTGTTCTACTGCTTTTTGTTTTTCTTTGTTTGATGTTTGTTTTATTTCCAAAATAATAGTTTCTTTTTGTTCTAGTTGAAGTCGCAATTCATCGGTTTCTTCTTCTACGATTTCCTGTAATACTTCTTCTAATTTCATATAATATTCATGGATTTCAGATGCTTTTTTGGTCTGTGCTTTTAAACATAGCGACTTGAAACATTTGATAGTTAGCAGTATTGTCTGTTTGTTTTGACCGCCATGCTTTTCTTTATCTAAACTCGCTTTGGGTGAATCCAAAGCGAGTTTGTCTTCTTCTACAACCACCTTCCCGTCTGGGAAAGCGAGATTTTTATAATCCATAGTGAGTTTAAAATGTTTTTCTATTAATCTTTTACAGTCTATTTTTTGACTAAAACCCAACCATTTCCATACTTTGTCCAAGTCAACTACAAAATCTATGTTTTTATCGTAGTTTAAGTAACAATAAAAGCTGCTAACGAATAATTGTTGTTCAAATCCCGTAAAATTTTGTTGAATTTTGTTCAATAGTTTACTATTATACGTATTTGAAAGCTTTGTGATAGGATTTTTTTCAATAAGTTCTACGATATTTAACTCTTGCATCTTATTATACAGTTATTATAAGATACTATTTAAGTAGCATTTCGCATTTATATATAAAAGCGAGTTTTCTAAAAGCGATTTTGGATTATGAAAGCGGTTTTACCACTTATTAGCCTTTTTGATAGTAATTTTTTGCCCCGCGCCGCGCTTTTTAGCTGACCCGGGGTCATATTTTTCATCCTCATCATCTGAATTCATGCCCTTGGATAGTTCCCAGAACTCTTTGGAGCCTAATCTGAAGTCATTATGGGAGTCTGCTTTATACCAGAATACCTGGTCTTGTAATTTATTGGATTTTGAGTTATTATTAATAACCAAACACTCGAAATTTTCAGTACATTGGTCCATCACCTGACAAAAGGATTCAAAAGTCGGGAACATTCCCGCATAATTCTCATATATTCGTTTTCTATTTGCGATATAATTCTCTCTTAAAATAAAAACATAATCAATGTTAGTTCTAAGAGCAGGCGGAATGCCCAAAGGATATTGCATTGTGATGATTAACATGACCTTCCAGTGTCTCCCGTTCATGAAAAGTAATCGCATCATCTTATCTCTAGTCCATGTGGCATCATATAAACAATCATCTAAAATGACGAATGCTCTCGGGTCTATTGTGCTTCGTTTATATGATTCCATTTCTTTTTTAATCTGTTTTAAAACAGTGCGTTGTCTTTTCAAAATGTTCTCAATGATTGCCGTATTATATTCATTATGGACGAATAATTTCGGCACCATCTTTGCGTAAAACCCGTTGCCTTCTTCTGTGCCGGAAATAACAGTGCCGATAGGTATTTCTTGTTGATAAAAAAGTAAGTCTCTTACCAAGAAAGATTTACCTGTATCACGCTTTCCGATTAAAACAACAACGGGCCCCTTGTTTTCATTCGGTTTGAAACTAATACTTTTCATATCAAATTTTTTTAATTCTAAAGTCATTTTACTTTATTTAGAAATTTATTTTTGGGTAATTTTACGCAAACTAATTAAATAAGATATAAGATATAAATTATAAGTTAAAAAGACATATAATTTATATAATAAGTAGCTAATGATGATTGATATAAACTATCAAAAACGAAAAAATTCTGAGCTTTTTAAAAGTTTAGAAGAACCTGATTCTCTTTTTCTCTCTAAAACCCAAAATTACATTCCTATTTATAAAAGATTCTTCACGTTGAATGATACAAATTATAACAATGTAAATCTAAATCATAAATTGTATATCTCTAGTGTGAATAAATCAAATGAGGACAATAAAAATCTCTTTAATTGTCGTATCAAAAATATTAGCAATACAAATAAAAATAAAGACAGGAATGTATTTTTTAAAATGGCACCATTATTAGACCCATTTAAGTATTTAATTGGAAAATATAACACATCAGACACAAATTTGTTAAGTTTACCTAGTATCGATTCCGACGAGAACGCATGCGACTCTAAAATTTTAGATTTGAATAATTCGGCATATGTTGATGGATTATTCGTATTTTTAAACAGTTATTTATTACGCGCCCATAATTTTTATCATTGCGTTGATTATTATGGATCATTCCTTGCTATTAAAAATAATTTTGTATTAAATGTGTTTGATGATATCGACTACTTAAATAATTCTGACTATTTTAACAAAAACAAAAATGTATTGTTTAGCATTGATGATTACGACCACCTATTTCAATTTCAAAACGAATCTACAAAACTGAAGCCAATTAAAATTCAACATAATTCAACCGCAAAATCAAATATCTCTATTAATTCTTTAAGTGATGATGTATTTGAAAATATGTTTGATGAAGATAACTCATTCGCTGAAGTAGATAATTTTGAGACAGGACTAATTGATATGGATATGGGTAACATAAATATTAATAATATCACAAATGAAACTGGCGATGATTTGACAAATAACACTCAAAATAATGTAACTCTCAAGTCAAATTCTACTTGTTCTTCAAGAACATCATATACACTAGATGGAGAGACTGAAGATGATATTGAGGATTGTGAAAACTGTGATAGCCACAAAAATGGGGAAGATACCGATGAGGAAAAAAACGAATGCGCTGAGGATGATGATGAAGATAATTGGGAGGATGAGTCAGACCAAGAAGAGAGATTAGATGTAATTATACCAAAATTTCCAGTTCAAGTAATTTGTATGGAATACTGCGAGAACACATTTGATGACCTTATTTTATCAAACGAATTAACAAATGCCGAATGGTATTCTGCTTTTATGCAAATCATTATGATTTTAATCACATACCAAAAAGCATTTTCTTTTACCCATAATGATCTCCATTCAAATAATGTTATGTATAACACTACCGACAAAAAATATATATATTATTGTTATAAAAAACAATATTACAAGGTACCTACATTTGGAAGAAT